ATATTGTTAATGTTAGTAGTATTTATATTGATAGTTATGGTGAGAGGGTCTCTGGTAGAGATGATACTATTAGTCTATGTTCTACCTGCTATAATAAAATTGTTGGTTGTGCGGTAGATAAGTATCATAGACTAAAGCCAGCATTAAAAGAGAAAGATAGTGTAGTAAAATGAAAACTTTATTTGACAACAGAATAGAAACGCCTGCAGAACCAATTAAGCGATATTGACAGGGTTTACAACGAAATGCAAGATGCGGAAAAAAGACTTGCTGAAATGTCTAAGTGTTGTGTAAAGGCTGTATATAAGGAGTGTAAGAAATGAGGGAACTTAAATTTAGAGCGTGGGATAAAAAAAATAATAAAATGTATTTAGAAAACGATTTTTTTGTAAATTATAATCAGGCTATAATTTATGACAGCAAAACAGAATTGTTAAAAAGAATTGATAATTGCATTGAAATAATGCAGTATACTGGATTAAAAGATAAAAACGGGGAAGAGATTTATGAGGGGGATATTGTAAAGGTAAATAAATTAACCTTTGATCCATGCTCTACTTTACCAGAAAATTTAAATGTAAAATATTACTCGGGCATGTTTCAGCTTTTTAGAAAAGATCGTTGTTTAATGGGGTTAGACATCTCATATATAGAAGATGGTGAAATAATCGGGTCTATTTACCAAAATCCAGAATTATTGGAGTCGAAATGAAAGTAGAAATGGAATTTAAAACAAATAAAAAAGACCTGGTTGAAGGGTTTTTATTCTGTACTGATAAACTTGATGAAATAAATGATTATATTATAGACAATAATACTTTAACTGAAAAAGGCGAGAAACTTCTACTAACTAACCTAGTTAATACAAGTGATCCTCATTTACAAGTTATGAACCAGGTGCAAATAAAAATTAAAATCTTTGGTATTACAAGAGCATTATTACAAGAGTTTGCTAGGCATAGAATTGGCAACGAAATGACAGTAAAGTCCACTAGGTATACATTAAATAAAATATGTAAAGATGATCGGTTAGGAGGCATTACTGAAAGTAATGTATGCGATATTGTTAATGACTACTATTATATTCCAGAAATAAAAAACGAAAATACACAAAATGATATTAATAAATTTATATATAATAGATATACAGATTTATGCTATATAGCAAATAAAAAACTTCATGGTTGGTCTAATGATAACTTAAAACAATATGTAAATGAGTATATGCTTTGTAATATACTTACTGTTATGTCCGGTACCGCTTTGAGAAACTTTTTAAGAAAAAGGTTAGATAATAAAGCATGGTATCAAATAAGAAATCTTGCAGAAGAAATGTATAGGCAAATACCTGATGACTGGAAGTTTTTGTTTAAAGTCTATAAATATAAAAAAGTTGATATAGATGGTAGAGAATTATATGAGAAAATCAGTTTAACTGATAATTTATAAATATGAGCAAAATATGTTTTATGATGAAAGAGAACATTTATTAGAATCTATAAAAATAATGAAGGGGGATGTTTGTGCTTATGGTGAAAAAGAAGTTGGAGAACTTTGTGATTGTAAATATAGATATAAAGAAACTAAACATACACCATTATCAGAGTTATTTTCAGGTTGTTGTGAATTAAGTAATGTTTATGTCTTATTATCAAATATGACAGATGATGAGTATAAAAGAATACTACATAAAAAATCAGATGATAGGGTTAATAATGTTTTTTTATCTGATACCGTAAAAGAAAACTTGATGTTATATTATAAGGGAGGTAATTAAATGCAGTTTTTTAGTGAAGACAAGGAAAAAGAAAAAGAAATTTTAGAGTATCTTAAAACAATTAGCAATGATGATAAATATGACTTAATACGATCAATTTGCAACAACAATCAAATGTCCGTAATGATTAATATGGAACTACAATTTGATGTGATACTAAAAAAATCATGGTCTATGTATAGTTTTTCTAATAATAATGATAATAAAAAGGGTGTTATATCGCCTAAGTTTTTTTCTCCTGTTCTTACTGATAATGAGTTTAAAGGTGAAAAGATATATAGAACTATATTTATAGTAACGCCTGTATTTGTATATAAGATAAAATTATTTTTTAATAGATTATTTAATAGATTGAAAAGGTTTTATAAGGAGACAAAATGATAACAAAAGAAGAAGCATTAAAAAAAATTGATGAACTTAAAAAGTTTATCGAGCAAGAGGAAAATAAAGAAACCGAAGTACCAATTATCCCGAATATGCTTTATTGGTTTTGGGATATATCTAGCGTTAAAAGAATTGGGCATTTAAAATGCATAATGGAAAAATCTAAGTATAACGAACGGTATACTGATAATGCAGATAATAATTGGGTACACTGCGAGCCTGCATGGGATTTAATATGGACACTGCTTAATTTACCAGAATGGGTTCAGTGGGTGGCGATGGATAAGGATGGTGTATGGTATGGATATGAAAAGAAACCAATTATGATAAACTGTGGACACTGGCAAAAAATAGATATTGTTCGTAAACGATTTTCTTTTATACCGCATAAATACTGGAAAGACTCACTAATGAAACGACCGGATGTATTATAATGGTTACAGGATACAGGAGTGCTATTGGATGTATACTTCTTTATAAAAACAGCAATAAGTTTATACCATCGGTTATAAAGTATGTTACAAAAAAGAAGTATTATCATTCAGCTATTTACATTGGTGATGGTGAAATAATTGAGATCAGTCCGCTAAAAATTGGTATAGTTAAATTGAACTATAAACATGATTTTGATGTATATACTTTTAATTCACCTTTTATTGGTACGGGAATTAAGTGGGCTAAAAAAACTCTTAAAGATGTTAAGGGATATGGATGGGGTAATTTATTTATCTTCTTATGGATTAAGGCAGCACGTAAAATCAATATCAAGTGGTATGAAGGTAATTACTTTCAAACTTGTTCAGAGTTTACCTCAAAGTATCTAGAGAAATGCAGGGTTACTAAAAAGAAAGAAATAAACAGCCTTTTATCCCCAGGTGATCTTCCAGACTACTTTTATATCTATAAAGAATAATATTTAATATTTTTTAATAAATATATAAATATTTTGTTGACACTTCTTTATTATTAGTGTATACATTATTTAATGACTTATAAAGGATTGATTATGACAAAAGAAGAATATAAAAATGCTATTATGGAATTAAAAGAAGATTTGAGACAGAAAATATATTCTGTCATGAAAACTTATGCGCATTGCAATCACAATTATAAGGTTGGAGATATTATTGAAGATCATATTGGTAAAGTTAGAATTGAATCTTTTCATATTAGCAATTATGGAGAATATCCAGATCCTATGTTCTATGGTATTGAATTAAAGAAAGATGGAACAGAAAGAAAGAGATTATCTAAGAGATATGTTCATTTTTCAAATGTAATTTATAAAAAAGTGGTTGATAATGCAGAATAAGTTTTATAACAACAAAATGGATTATAATGGAATTAAGTTCTCTTCTAAAAAAGAGCTTAATAGATATAAAGAACTTGTTTTGTTGGAAAAGTCAGGTGCAATACGTGATTTAGTTTGTCAACCTAGATATACTCTCCAGGAGTCTTTTACTTTAAATAATGTGAATTACAGGAAGATTGAGTATATCGCAGACTTTGAGTATTATGATATGTCACTTCTTATGAGAGTAGTAGAAGATGTTAAGAGTCCTTTTACAAAGAAGCTTCCTGTTTATGGAATAAAGAAGAAGTTATTTTTAAGGAAGTACGGAATGTTTATAATGTTTATTGATGATATATAAGAAGTAATAAAATTAATTATATAAAAATTAAAGCAAATAAAAAAGGAGATTAGATAATGAATATTAAAACAAAATATAATTTGTGTGATTTTGTATACCCAATAACTAAAAGAACAAAAAAAATATTTACTACTTGTGGTTTTTGTAATGGCGAAGGATATATTATCGGTATTAATAAAGAGGAACATAGTTGTCCGATGTGTCATTATGCAGGAGGATTTTATGAAATGATCGGTGATATTTGGGTTGTTTATTGTGAAAGAGCATCGAAAATAGGGCAAATACAGACTGTAACTCAGAAAAATAAAAAAGAAGTAAATTACATGATAGAAGCAACAGGTATAGGTTCTGGTACTAATTGGTATGAATGTTACTTATTCCTAACCGAAGCCGAAGCGCAGGCTGAATGTGATAGACTTAATAAATTGGAGGATAAAAAATGATAACTGATAAAATGATTGATGATATGAAGGAAGTTTTTGGTATAGGTAACTATAATGATGATGACTATTTGAGAGTTAAAATCAAAGAAAAACTAGGTGTATAAGAGGTAATAATGGAAATAATAACAATATCACTGTGTACTACTATAATAATATTGGCAATAATCGGGTATTTTGGGAGTAAGAGAAAATGAAGTGCTATAAGTGCGGATCCACTGTAATAACTAATTTTGAGTATAACGTTTATAAAATAATAAAGAATTCTGGAAGCTTAAAAAGCCTGGATATTCAGCATATTACAAGTAGGTCAAGACAACAAGTAAGTAAGGCATTAATTAAACTTAATGACTGCAATCTTATTAGTTATACTGATACGTTTCCAAGACACTATTATGTGTCTTTAGATCAAAAAAATAATTGTTTGTGAGGTTTTTAATGAAACTAACTGATACTGAAAAAGCTTTTATTACAGGGTATGCAACAGCATTACAGGATATAATGAAAGAAATAACAGGCGAAAATACTTGTGGGAAAAGCTATGATCCATGTACTATTGATGACGTGCATATTAACTCTTATGCTTTTGATATGAAAAATGGAGGTAGGCACCATTTATTGTCTGATTATGATTCTATAGAAGAAATTAAGAAGTATATGTTAAATGAGGCTTCTTTATATATTAGTGATCCTGATATTTTTTTTAATTGAATAGGAGATAATAATGGTAAAAATAACAACACTTTTTAAAAAGAATCCTAAGGATTTATCAAGAGTAATAAATGAAATAAATCCTGTTAATTATTGGGTATTTAATTCTGGAATACCAACAAGAAAGTTTGATGGAACAGCGTGCGCTGTAATTGATGGAGAACTTTATAAAAGATACGATGTAAAAAAAGGAAAGGTAGTTCCTGAAAATTCTATTTCATGTCAGGATCCTGATGAAATTACTGGTCATTGGCCACATTGGGTAAAGTGCCACAGAAATGATCCGTCTGTAAAATATCATTTTGAAGCATTTGATTTAAAACATCATGAAGATGGTACTTATGAGTTATGTGGAGAAAAAATACAAGGAAATCCAGAAAGATTAATAGGTCATAAACTTATAAGGCATGGTTGTGAGAAGTTGCCAGTTTATGATTTTTCATTCGAAGGTATAAAAGAATATTTATCCAGCAATATAGATATTGAAGGTATTGTGTTCCACGATAAAAATGGTGGTGGTAGAATGTGCAAGATACGAAAGTCAGACTTTGGAATTAAAAGATAAATAAGGAGGTTTATTATGTCTTATGTCGAAACGGATTATACTGTATTAAAAAGATGTCTTGATAAAAGGGTTAAGGATTTAACGGTTGAGGACTGGTCTATACTAAAAAGGAATTTAAGCAGCGAACAAATTACCAGGTTGTCATATTTTAATAACTATGAGATTGCGCCGGATATTGTTTATATTATAATTAAAAATATCCTTTTGTTTTTTGGCGTATCCCTACTTATATCATTACCAATGTCACTATACATGACTTTTACTGGAGATGACAATAGTTCAATGGAATATTTGGCAAGGTTTATATTAGCATTTTTTATGGGATCATCGTCTTTATTTGGTGTAATAGCATTATCTTCCTGGTTGAAATCACCTGAAAAGCGTATTAAATCAAACGAAGAACGAAAAAAGAACTTCCTTAAATATAATAATTTATGCCGTAAATATTTTTACAATAAACCAGTTGGTGAGAATTATGAAGTTCTTGAAGATTCTGATCCATACGTTAGAGATTTAGTTGGTATAGAGTTTTAATTTATTGATAATTTGAGAATATAGTAGTATAATTCTACTATCTAGCTTTAAAATAAGGGTTAATTTTGAGTAATTTAGTCGAAAACATGACTATACGGGAAAAACAAGAGTTATATCGGTTATTGATACATGATAACAGGTTAAGAATGCCTCCTAAAATGAAGGTATTTCAAGAGAAATGTCAATATAAGTTTGCTTATGGTGGAAGAGGTGGTGGAAAGTCTGAATCTGCTTTAAAAATAGTACTTTACGAAGCCAATGAGAGGAAGATACGTGCTTTATTTACCCGAGAGATACAGAACTCTATTAAAGACTCTGTTTATGGACTTTTATGTGATTTAATAGCAGAGTTGGAGTATACTGATTATCACATAACAAATAAGGATATAAGGCACAAAAATGGGTCACATTTCATATTTGCAGGGTTAAACAGGCAGGAAAAGACACAATCTGTTAAATCTTATGCAAATATTGATTTATGTATAGTAGAAGAGGCTCAAAGTATATCAGAACAATCATTAAATGTCCTGGATCCAACAATACGTAAAAATGGTGCTGAAATATGGTTTTTATTCAACCGGATATTTAATAACGATCCTATTTGGCAGTTTATGAAGCGCGTTCCTGAAAACCAAAGGAAAACAGTGTTCATAAATTTCTCTGATAATCCTTATTTACCTGAAACTTTGTTAAAAAAAGAACGAATAGCATATAACGAGTATAAAAATAAGTTAAACGATGATTATCCTCATATTTGGTTAGGTCAACCTAGAGGATATTCAGAAAAATCAGTATTTAAACTAACTGAAATTAACGAAGCTATGTCCAGGGAAGTAAGTCCAGAGGGTCAAGAAGAGGTTGGAGTGGATGTCGCAAGGCATGGCGATGACAAGACTGTCTTTGTTAAACGAAAAGGGCTTAAAATAATAGATATTGCTGAATATCCTAAAACCACAATAGATGATATTGTTGAATTACTTATGTCTTATATTAATTTCAACAAGAACATACGTATAAAAATTGACGATACTGGAGTTGGTGGTGGCGTAACAGATTATATGATCAAGTGGGGATACAATATAATACCTATCAATTTTGGTCAATCTGCTAAGGATATTGATAAATATAACAATGCAGCAAGTGAAATGTGGTTCGAATTAAAAGAAAATATTGATAAATATTCACTAATGGATTATTCTGATTTAGCAGATCAATTGTGTGCTAGAGAATGGTCTATGGATATAAAAGGAAGAAGAGTAATAGAATCAAAGAAAAGGTATAAAGAAAGGGAAGGTCGGTCTCCTGATTTAGCTGATGCCTTAATTCTTTCTTTCTATAGTCCAGATGTAATAGATTATGAATCGTTTCTAAAATTATAAATAAAAGGATAAACAATGTCATATTTTAAACACCAGAGAAAACAGGTAAATAAATCAATACAGAACAAAGAAGCACAAACAGAGGAAAAATCAGATGGTTGGGCAAATTTATTCACAGGGTTAGGAACTACAAAGGATCCGGTAAGGTCAAATTATTTTGATGGTACTTCAAACAATAGAGGATTAGAGGAGCTGGAAGATGCGTATATGTATGACTCATTAACCAGGCGTATTGTAGATGTTGTTCCACAGGATATGTTGTCAAAAGGGTTTAAAATATCCGGCGATACAGATTCTCTTCTTCTTAAAAAGCATGATAAATTACAGACAAAACAGAAGTTTACAGAACTTCTATCATGGGCCAGGCTTTTCGGTGGATCAATCATAATAATCGGAATAAACGATGGGAGGCCCTTAGAAAGAGAGGTAAACTATAACAATATTAAATCAGTTGACTGGTTACACGTATTTGATAAAAGAAATGTATTCATTCGTGACGAAAACAGATACCAGGATCCTACCAGTAAAAATTACGGTGAAGTTGAATTATACGAAGTAATGCCTGAATTCGGAGGAGCTAACTTTTATGTTCATCATTCAAGAGTAATAAGGGCAGATGGAATAAAACTTCCAAAAAGAGCTGAAAAGATGAATGAGGGTTGGGGTGGATCATTAATACTTAATGTATGGGAAGAGCTAACAAATAATGGGTCAACCTATGGATATGTTGCAAATATAGTAAAAGAGTTTATTCAACCTATTCTCAAAATGAATAACCTGGCGAACCTTATGGCACAAGGAAAAGAAAACCTTGTTAAAAAAAGGCTTGATATTATAGCTATGTCAAAAAGTATTCTTAATATGATACTTATTGACGAAAAAGAAGGATTCGAAAAACTTTCAAGTACTGTTTCTGGATTAGATAAACTTTTAGATGCGTTCGACAGAAAGCTATCAGCAGCAACAGGAATACCACTAACAAGGCTTATGGGTATCTCACCAGGTGGGCTTGACTCAACAGGAGAATCAGACTTAACCAATTACTATGATATGGTTGGTGGGGAACAGATAAACAAACTTACTCCAATGCTAACTAAGCTAACAGACCTTATACTTCTTTCAAAAGAATCTCCAATAAAACTAACAGAATACACAATCGAGTATAATCCTCTTATAGTATTAGACGATAAACAAAAGGCACAGTTAAGAAATCTTCAATCTCAAACTGATCAGATTTACATTCAAAACAATGTAGTACATCCAAAAGAATGTCGATATTCAAGATTTTCTGGTGAGGTTTATTCAACAGACACAATCCTGGATCATTCTCTTGATAAAGAACTTGAAAATCAACAAATAGAAAAGATAACAGATAAATCAAACTTGCCAGGCGATGCGGATAATTCTCAAAAAACATCAGGGAACATAGCTTATGCAGAATAAAATACACTGTATTATATGTATAGGTCTTCCAGGGTCAGGAAAGACAACATATATTAGAAACAATATAAAAGATCATTTTGTAATATCAAAAGACGATATAAGAAAGATGTTCTACTCATATTATGACTACAAAGAAGAAGACGAGTCTTTAATTAACAGTACTCAAAAAGCAATAATTGAATCAGCTATTAACTATAAAAAAAATATAGTAATAGATGAAACTAATATTACATATCTAGTAAGAAAAGATACAGTTGAAACAATAAGAGCTATATGTGAAAAAAATAACATAGATGCTGATATAGAGTATCTTTATTTTAAAGAATCCGACTTAAATGTAAAAAGGAGGTTACAGGATCCAAAAGGTCTACCACCTGAACGATGGATACACACAATAAGCCATCTTATGCTTATACGACAAGTACCAGGTAAACAAGAGCTGGAAGATTTAAATATTTCGAGATTAACTATAATAGGGAACATATGAAGTTAGATTTAAACATTAAAGAGTTTGCGTCAGTAATGACAGATAAATTAGAAGATGGTATTTTTCAACTATTAGAAGATAAAGAATATTTTGAAGAACTGATGGTACAAATAGCAACAGAATTAAAACAGAGATATTTAAATGAAAAAAACGATAACAGTTAAACAATTAGCGGATATTATGGAATGTGATTCGTTAGAGATAAAAGAAGCTTTAATACAGACAATACCAGATGATTTAAAACTAAATATAAATCAGATAAAAGAAATAAAACAGTATTTTGAAGAAAAGATTGGATAGAATGAAATCATTATGCATTCCCTATCAAGGGAGCAAACGAAAGTTAGCCGGAAAAATAATTGATTATATTATGGATGCAGCTCCGGAAACAAAATATATTTATGACTTATTCGGTGGTGGTGGCGCGGTTAGCTTTGCAGCTATTCAACATAATAAAATTAAACAGGTCTATTATAATGAATTGAATACGGGGGTGGTAGAGTTATTAAAAGACATTATAAAAAACGGAGTTACTGATAAATATTTCCAATGGATTGACCGAGAAACTTTTCATGCTTATAAAAACGACAATGACTGGTTTGGAGGTTTGTTAAAAACTTGTTGGAGCTTTGGAAATAACCAGAGAACATATCTATTCGGAAAAGATGTTGAACCAATTAAAAAAGCAGCACATGAATATTTAATGTTAAATGGATATGACGGAACCAGCAAAACAAGGGTTAGACTGGTAAAAGAATTTAAAAAAAAAGAATTGATTTCAGGAAGATTTCAGTTACAGCAGTTAGAACAATTACAACAATTAGAACGGCTAGTTATAACAAACCTATCTTATGAGGAGGTTAAAATAGAAACGCCAGTTGATGAAACTATTATATATCTGGATCCACCATATGAAAATACGGGAAAATATCAACTACATATTGATCATAACAAGTTATGGAATTATGTTAAAAACAGTAAGTATAAAATAATAATTAGCTCATACGATTGCCATTTTACGGAGGTTGAATCATTTACTCATAGATGCACAATAGCAGCAAAAAACAACAATGAAGTACAAGAGAAACTTTTCGTTAATTTCCAGCCAAAACAACGATATTTATTTTAGTTTGATATTTATTAAAAATATAGTATACACTAAATATCAAACTTATAAAGGATAAACAATGATCAAAATATTAATCATTCTCTCAATTCTTCTCTCATGCCAAAATACACCACAACAATACAAAAGTAAACCAACACCAATTCCAACACAGCCAGATCAAATAACAATCATTACAAAAAATATCTACACACCAAGTGGCGATCTCTATGCAGCACAAATAAAACATGTAAACCAAAATGATCAAGTAGTATATAAAGAATACATCATATACTACAACCAACAAATGACAAGACTACTATACGCAGAATACACATACGCAAATAAAAAAACAATAGTTAAAGTATTCGCATTCGGAGAAGATTTCAAATATACACAACTTAACTATATGCCAGTAGAACTTATATTCTGAAAAATTCCCCAGCAAAAAATTGACCACATACATAATCAAACTTCAATTAGCCGTATAAATCATACGGTTATTTTTGTTAACAATTACAAAATAACAACAGCTTATTTTAATTTATTTTAGTTGGAATAGTGGTTAGAGGTAGAAGTGGGTGAGGGAGTGGGCGACCGCTGAAAAGTGTTTTTTTCGACACTGTATACTTTTGTATACACCTTAAAGTAAAGCTTTAGCTCATAGCCAATTGTAAAGATTTGCTTGTCTCCGGCGAACGGGGAAACATGACTTTTGTATGCCAAACCTACTTTAAACAGTATATTAACTTTTCTAATTGTAAATTATTCTATTCATTGTCAATAAATAAGTATGAATATCTTTCTGTAATGACTGTTATTTATATAAATTACTGTCCATATAATTATTATTGCACTGTTAATTTATAGGTATATTCAGCTTGAATAGGTATAATTAAACCTTAACCAGTATAATAAAGTATACATATTGAAGCGCATGATTAACACTATGCACATACTTAAAGGATTACTTTAAACTGTATGAAAAAGTATACACCTCACCATTTGCATAAAATGGCCTCTAAATTGAATGGTAATATCATATGGTATAAATTAACGTATTTGTATAAAAATAACAAGTAGTGGCAATATTTAGTAGGAATAAACAAAAGGAAGAAGTATATTGGTAACATTACACTATGTATTAGCTAATTTAATTCTAATTTTCTTTATATAACTGCTAATTTAATTTAACATTACACTGTTTAATTGCTAATTTAATTCTAATTATTTACTAATTTAATTAGTGTTTGTCTAATTTTTCTCTAATATGTTTGATTGCTCTTATAATAAAGTTATTGACAAGTAATAATTTATTATTTGTTAATAATACATTATTGTACTTTTTATTATAATGCTTATAAATGTTAGTTAGTGGTAAGAGAGAAAGAATCTTTTAATGATTTATTGTGTTAGTGTTTACTAGTGGGGGATAAGATAATTGGAGTATCCGGCGCGAAACAAAAAAGGGATAACATTTTATGTGCTATCCCTTCTTGATTTAACTAATTGTTTTATAAGAAAGTGATTAAATTAAAACTTAATAAAACCACTTTCAAGGAGTTTATTACTCCTGGTAATATACCATATTTAAACATAATAAACAATTATTATTATAAATATTTTTTTATAGCCNNTTAAATATCTTAAGCGCATATGTTAAAGTGTGACAAAAAGTACCGGGATAATGACCCGTTATTTCATCATCATACTCTTCATAAATCCGTATTCTGATACCATATATTTCATTTTTTTGTGTAAAAAAAGAAATTACTTTTTCGCCTTTTTCGGCATAAATAACATTATTCTGTCTTATTATCAAAAAGCCTTCTTTATTTAATAATTTTATAGCTGTTTGTAATTTCATTTTATCCCCTTTTCATATTGCTTTCTCCATTCAGCGCCGAACATTGATATAATATTTATTTTTATACTTTCTGTCAACGGGCTGATTTTTTCATATTCAGCAAAACACTTCTCCAGGCATTCTTTTTGAATACCCATCATTTTTTTAAAAGCCGTTATTTTTTCATTACTCATAATACGCCTCCAATAACAATTTGTCCTGCATTATATCGGCAACTTTCCGACGGGATCCTAACATAGGGTGAATTGACTCCATGAGCAATCCTGCTCACCTCATGTCTGGCTAGAAGGTTCATATTTTTCAATGAGTAAAACCTCCTTTTCCCATTTTTAAACAAAAAATAATATCCAAAAACATTTCCGCCTGCGATATAATCAACGCTAGGCATTATCCTTATAATATCAGTTCTAGTTATCATAAAAACTCCTTTGTATACTAAATATAATTGATTTATTTTAATTTGTCAACAATTATTTTTAATTTATTTAAAATTATTTTATATATATTTATCAATATGATTTCTATTACTATATAAAGGAAGATAATAAACACAATGTTTAATTATTTATTTATTTTTATTTTTTTTTAATTAAATGTATTGACATAATTATTTAATTTGCTTATACTCTCTATAGTTATCTTGTATAAGATAATTTATTTTATTTACTGGAGTTTATTATGAAAGAATTAAGTTTTCAAAAGGTTAATGAATTACCTGAAAATGCATATCAGAAAAGCGCAAA